CTGCTGGAACGATCTGATCGGTAGTGAAGCGCTGATGTCGGATTCCTGGCCGATGATATCGACTGCCTGGGATGTGAATGGGCTGCCCTTTGGAAGCATTGCCGGGAAGACAACGTTCCCAGATTCAGAAAATACGATCCCTGTCTCATCGTTGAAATTTGTTATCAGATTTCCCGCTCTCGTTGCATCTCCCGTCCTGAGAACCGATGGATATGATCCAGGGTGATCGTCAAGCTCACGAAGCTGCAAACGTGGAGATTTTGAGATGAAACCGCTGCGAGCTTCTCCACCAGGACCGTTGACGTAAGCGTAATAGAGCGCAGACACTTCACTAGAGGAGATCGCTCGATTCTTCCAAATTGCCAAGCTGTGAAGAGCGCCTCTGAAACGTTGCGTGCTCATCGAAGTGAGAGCTAGATTCGTGTAATTGCTTCCCACAACCATCGGAGCAGAACTTTTTGCCATTTTTGAATATGAGTTGGTAACAGTTCCAGTCGGATTATTTTGGGTCGCATTTACGTAAATCTTAACGCTGTTTGTAGCAGCTCGACCGTCGTAAGTGATGACAACATGACTCCAAGAGTTTGTTGATATCACTCCAAATTGTGAAAACGCTATGTAATTAGAAGTGGAAGTGTTGTCATAAAGATATAAAACTAAGGCTGTTCCATTCACTAACAACTGCCATTCGTAGCCTACGCTACCCAGGATTTTTGTTAGAATCGTTTGGGTGACTGACGATTCAGTTCTCATCCAGAATGAGATCGAAAATGGAATATCTCTATCATCATCTGCAAACGTGTGATCATCGCTTGCTCTAGGGTTTCCATTTCCGTCTACAACCCTGAGGTGTGATATTGTCGTAGATGCGCTTCCCAATCCGAAGCCAAGAGATGTGATTCCGTAATTGCTAGAATTGAACTCAGGCGTGCTTGCAGATGATGTAACTGCTTGAAAGCTGCCAGAACCAGCGACCCTAGCATCGTTTCCCCTGCCTGATAAATCTGGCGAAAAATCTCTTTGAATATCGCGGTACCACGTAACAAGATTCTGGGAGAGATCGAAAGGCTGTGATCCGTAAGATTGGCTCGACGTCACAAATGGTTTGGTGAGATCCAGCGGTCTTGGACTTGAAATTCTTGGCATCTTATCTCTTCATCCCTGCGTATGCGATTGAATCTGTACCCGGAGAATCTTCTAAGTTAACGATCTGTCCACTGCGGGCTGATGTGCTACCACGCGGGAAAAAAGATTCAGTCGATTCTCTCATAGCCAGAAGCGCGGAGCGTATGTCACCGGATAGAAGCTCGGCAGCGTCCTCCCAGTCTGTTCCGTCCTCGAACGGTGATGCGAGATCCGAGGGGTTCGAGAGGAAAGGTGGCTGTGGGAGGCCCAGCGTGTCCTGCGTGAAGAGCTCATCAAGGTAAGGTTCGACCGATCGATCGATTGGGAAAACGTAATCAACTATCAGGTTACCACGCCTGCGAACATCCTCCGCTGCATTTGAGAGCGCTCCACGAACATCGTGCGTCTCGAATGGGGAGTCTATTGAGTTTCTCGACGCTCTCGACCTGATGACAAGCGGCTCGATAACACCATCGTAGTTATCCAGATCCTTGGCGGACAGGTTCGATAGGACCTGTGGGTAGATCAGGGTAGATCCCTCGTCCTGTATGAAAGTGACAGGATTGAAGTTTGCCATATCTTCAAAGATGGTGTCATCTCTGAACTCCTTTGGCATTCCAAAGGAGAGTTCCTCACGCTCAAAGTTCGGAAACTCCTCGACTTTCTTGGTTCCGACGAGTGTAGTTAGATTCTCGTCGAACTTCTGTAGGTTGTCGATTCTCTGTCCGTCGACGACCAGAATATTCGAGTTCAGCGGGCGAATCTTGGGCATCATGCCCTGGTACACCTGCCCGAACGTGCGGAGCTCCACGCCCTGCAGGCTGCCGGAGATCGATTCGCTTCCGATTGTTACCGCTTGCGATGCCAATTACATTCTCCTCACTGTCGCGACAACCTGACCTAACCTTATCGTTCCCTTGAGACCTCGGCGATCGTTCTCACCCAGGTAGATCCCACTCTGTAAGTAGTAGAACTTCGATCTTTCCAGCGCGTGTGGTTCAATCACGTAGTTGGATCCAAGGAATTTCGTGTTACCGGGCATAAACTTCTCTATCAGAGCTCCCATCGACGAGTCAAACCATCTGAAGAACTCGTAGAGCTGCTTCATCTTTATCTTCTCTGTCAGACGGTTGAAGTAAACATCGCGCAGGGTCTCAAGTCTCGGATAATCGGGTGAGAACTGCAGCTCAGCTGACCCGATCGCGTTGTCTATCTCGTCCAGTGTGGCGAATATCTTCGCGATATCCTCGTCAAGGATTCGGGTTGCCGACACCTCAATGGAGAACCTCAGGTCGTCGACAGGAACCTCGGATCTCACGGTCTCATACAGCGGAGCTACCTCAGCACCGTCGGCCTCAACGTTGGTGTAATCGAGGTAGCTCCTCACCCTGATCTTGTTGGAGGTCTGAGCTTCGTCAAACTGCATCGATATAACCGATGACTGCAGTCGCTCGTTGGCGATCACCTGCTGCTCGCTGCCAAATCCCGATCCCGTAAGATGGTAGTTGTTCTGGGAGTAGTCAAAAACTCTCAAGCCTCCGCTCGTTGCTGATGACGTAACCTCCTGTGAGCACGCAGCATCGATACGGAGGCGTTCCCATGACCCCGAGATGCTGGTAACGAAGTTGTAGTTCGTTCCCGGCGATTCCACACCGACCGATTCGATATTTCGAGCGTGCTCAACGAGCTCAGTCGTTGTGAGTCCCTTGGTCCAGAACTTTACGCGACCGATCTTACCTGTGAACATCGACTCGCGAGCATCATCGGGAACATTCGGATCGTTGAGGAGCCTCGTGCCTCCCTGGTAAATCGATTGCGGACCAACACTCAGAAAGGCTCCAGAGGTGTTGTACGCGGAGATGGTATCCACTACGGATCCCTTATCGAAGTAGGCTCCAGTGACATGCTGGTAGTCGGAAACATCAGGATTCTGCCGGGTCGCCCACAGGTAGTAGGATGAACTGATGTCGGTTGAGATCGACCTCCTACCGAACGAAACATGCCAGATCCCACCGTCGAAAATGTCGGATCCCGTGATCGACAACCTCTTGTAACTGTTGGTTGCGCCCGTCGCCGTGCCAACGTAAAGATCAAGTGAGGAGGTCGTGGAACCTGCAGTTAGGACCAAGTTGGCGATGACACCGTGCTTATTGCTCGGAGCGCTCGTGCCCGTGACATGCAGACGTGCCAAGCTTTGCACGCTGGAATGCGCGTAGCTGGGCTCAAACTTATACAGAGCCTCGTACGACCACGAGCCCGAGGTAAAGAGGCCGTCCGCCACCGTTCCAGCAGCGAGCGGTGCTCCAGGCTCGATCCTCGAAGCGCTCAGGTACGAGCTCGAGATGAAGGGCAGGTTACTAGGAACGCCAGTTGTTGGATTGTAGCTCACCGCTCCGGAGAAAAGTGATCCGCTGAAGTTTAGCATCCCTTGTACCACAGATCGACGGGATCGATTGGGGAGGATGAATCCGCTCTTTGTTCCTCCGTACTCTTTGAACTTTATGATGCTATCAGGTTCTATGCCAGCCGAGCGTATCAGGCTCTTCACGGCGTGAACTGTTCCCTTGGAACGTAGGATGAACGGTAGCTCGTGGAGTATCCTTCTCCACACGGTGTTCTGGACCGTCTGGAATGAGGCTTCGAGCGACCCTACGTTTGGAGCCGATGACTCTCCTGTTACGAACTTCTTGGGATCGATGTCCCTGAACATGTTGGGAAGGCTGATCCCGTAGTAGCTGGCTATTGAAGGCAGCATCTGGTCCGATGCTGTGCCTTCATCGTTGTAATCGGTGTTTCTTATCTTCGAGAAATGATCAACGAAGCATTTCACCTCGTCGAACTGTTTTGCCCAGACGTAAAGAAGTGAGCTAATCAGCTGTATCGAGCCGAGCTTAGCCTTTCTTGGCAGCGAGCTGTACTCGTCTATCGAGTCACCGACGCCACCCTCTATCGAATCAAGAACATAGAAGTCCTGCTCACGGGTAAGGTAATGCTGAGGGATCAGCTTCGTGATTAGGTTCGGATTGTTGAAATCGTACTGGGATGCTGATAGGAGCAGGTCGGAGCTGAGAGCTGTGACGTATGAGTTATCAGGAAACAGCACTGGAGAGTAGCTCACCTTCTCGTAGGTGAGAGGGGCCGAAGCATGTGGAACTCGTTGTGTGACCTGGAAGTTTGTCACGGACGAGTGCAGACCGTTTCCGGAGTGATCTATCACCGTCGAGTTGCTGGTGTACGAGCCTGTAGGTTCGTTGAACCTGTACAGCAGCTTCAGGTCACTATCAGGATAGACAGTGTCTAGGAGACTAGAGCTGATCTCATAGACACTTCTGTTGCGATGGTACACCCTGAGGTCATCTATCGAGGCCGATAGAAGAGCAGCCGGAGTGAATGAGTACCCTGTAGTGATCGAGTGTATCGAACCCGTACCGATCGTCAGCGGACTCGAGGAGAAGTTTATCTTTCCGATGTAACTCGAGTCGCTCGAGGAGGATTCCAGTGCTCCATCGACGTACATGTACAGTCGATCGATGCCCGGGCTCCTATTGAATTGTGCAGCTATCGAATTGAATTGTCCCTTTTGGATCTGCACTGATGAGGTAAGGTGGTAGGAGCCCGATGTTACGAAAAAGTTGACGTTGCATGCCGAGGTTGACGAGCTTTGTGACAGCGCCAGGGTGAAACCGTCGGCACCACCACTCAGCTTCTGGAGTATCACTTGATTTCCGTTCACGATGCTCGGCACGTGAAGTTGCATCTCGATTGTCATCGATGATAGACCAGGGTCTATCTTGGTTGTTCCCGTCTGGTCTTTCGACATCTCGGGTATCTCTGCTCCGGCAGAGTCAACGACGCTGATGTAATTGCTTCCGTCAAAATTCAGGTAACCCACATTCTTGGGTATAGAATCATAGACGTACTTTTCAAACCCAGTCAGTGTATCGAGAAATTGATCAATTTCTAACCTGGTTCCGTCGAATGGGAATGAGTTAAATATTGTCTCGAAAGCTACGTTCGTTTTTGCTTGAGCAGAGTTGAAGAATGTATGATTCTCAAACTTTGACCAATCCAGCGGGATCTGCTGCGTCGACTTTATCCCTGTTCCGGGAGAATCGAACTTGAACGATGATGTGCTTGAAAGATCGTAGTCAGCAATATCAGCAGTTGTAAGATCTTTGACAACTGTGCTATTACCCTGCAATTCTTTCATAAGCTGCTGGGCTGAGAAACCTCCGAGATAGAAAGAATTAGACACTCTCACTCCACGACAAATCTAGCGTTTTTATCCTCTACGATATACTCCGAACTTCTGTCGATGATCAAGTAATCTATCGTGAGCAATCTTCCCTTGGGCAATCCGTCCGTGTAAAGATCGAAGAACATACCGTCACTGTCGGTTGACAGTCTCGTACCGCCGTTGGTTCTCTCAAACGGAACGTAGATCGAACCGTCGAGATCACGAACTCTGAAATAAGTTTCGGGCATCTGGCTTTTGGTCGGCTTCGGAACTTTCGCGGCCGATGGCTCATAGTCAGCGTCGTAAGCAAAGACTCGTAGGCGATAGCTCAGATTTGTCGAGAACTTACTCATACAGTTCGTAGTTCTCACATTCAACTTTCTAGGAACTGCGCTAAACGCTGATCGCAGGGGGAGAGAGCTGGTCAGGAACGTAGACAGAAAAGTTACGCTTCTGTCTAGAGATTTCCATTTTTCGCTGAAGATTATGGAGCCGCTTGCGTTTATGTGGTCGGACAGCTTAATCGATCCAGAAACCGCCCTAGCGTCTTGGGCAGACACGTAGAACGAACCTACGTAGGACCCAGAAACAAAGTTCGAGCTCACGCTTTGCTGCGATGCAGTGACAACTTGCGTGTAAGAGCCAGTCGTGAGCTCTATCACCATGCAATTGGAACCTGTGATAGCGACCGATGATGACAGGATATTAGAAAGCGATGATCCAGCAAAATTTCTAAGGTACAAAGATCCGGATGTATCGAAGTATGACGCTGCGTGAGAGTCGAATATCGAACCGTTGTAATGAATCTCCAGCCTTGGACGTAGACCGTCGTGAGTGACGTGCCTAGATGCGAAACGCTTAACGAACCTTGTGGTCTGATCGTTTTCCTGACTTGATGTGAATGATAGTAGAAACCCGTGATTGGGCATGATATTGCCGATAGTAGATGACACGATGTCAGTTACATCAACAAAAAGCTCCTCAGTCCCTAACTCGAACCTCTGTCTAGACTCTAAGCTCCTCAGACCCAAACCATCCTGTAGATTTCCTGATGCGTAGTAATCTACGCCTGAATCTCCCACAGCTCCTGATGCATACGCGCCAGATATCGACCAGGTTACACCACTGGAGGCTGACACGTAATTTGCAGCTCCTACATCAGAGAACGAGGAGACATCGCGACCGTCTCCCTCATCGAAGCTTTTAGCAAGTGGGAACACGGATACGGTAAAATCGCGTGGGACCGACAGGTTTGTCTGCACGCTTTTCAATCTTAGTGAAGCTTTGAAGCTGGTGGAGTTCACATCGATGGACGAGCTCGCGAGCGAGAGCACTCTCGATAGATCAAATTTCAGAAGTATCCTAGAAAGCTCGGTATGATTTCCTGTGGATCCAGAAAGAGTTTCATCGTACAGCTTGAAGAGATCTAGCGTACCAGCGCGACCCACGTTAGCATCCTCGACTCTAGCACCGTCGATGATTTTATTGGTGATGTAGGTGTCAGCTGATGCTGTGGCGATGATGTACATTAGAGTGCCGTCCCCATGATGTCGTTGTCAGGGTACCTAAGCTCGAATATGCTTCCGGGTGGCCCATAGACCACGCCCCGACGGGTATACTGCTTCACATTGTGCGTGACGCTGGAGTAGACACGCTCCTGCACCGTTCCACTGAGGCTCTCAACCTTCAGATCGACCAGGGTCAGAACACCGGGGGTGTTAATGATCACGTTCTGCATATCGGAAAGTAGTATTGGCTGATCTATCTGGAAGTTTCTAACAACCAGCGTGTCTCGTAGCCTCGAGATGACAGACTGCACGACCGTCGGTTTATTCGAGTTAGGGTTGACGAACACGCTGAACTTCACCCTAAAATTTATTACTCGAGCGTCCAGTATATCGATAGCATCGCTGATCAGCCTGTATTCATTCAGGTAGACCCTTAAGTTCCGCTTCAAGGTATCCGGGGAGATCGTCAGAAATCCGCTTGAGTCTTTTGAGCATATGAAGAGCTGGCTCGCGAGCGGGTTGTCAGGACTCTGACGAACAGCAGCCCTGTAAACTCTACCAAGCTTTGTTGGTAAGGTGTAGACTCTCGATATCAGATCCTCTTTTGTAACGATCCTGTCCTGCTGCGTTCGAGCTGCAGGTATCTGAGATCTTAGTTCCTCAAGTGATGGCGCACCATCCCCTCCAGAAGCAGGTTGATCGTTTCTCACGTCCAGAGAAGCTCTAACTGATCTTGCAGTGTTAGCAGGACAGTTGTCCGGGAATGTCATACGGAGCCCGCTTATTCCACGAATAGTCTTGGCGGTCACATTGTGAACGATGCCGCCCCCGTAACGGTAAGTGATTGTGATCGTGGTGCTTGAGGGTGTCTCGCCTAACGTCTTTGTCTGCAGAAGAGAACCTGGATCTATTGAGAACCTGCTCAACGTTGTGGTTCCATACAGAGGCAGAGCGAGAGTCTCAGGGTCTGGAATCGCGTCGTCCTGCGTGGTGAGAGATGTACCGCCGCCGAACTGTATTGTCGAGAGTCTCGTAAGAGGATCGATGTTGTGAACGAAACGACGAGGAGCTGGTATCACTTCAATCGATCTAGGAACCTCCTCAGCATCCGTCGACATGTTTGGGAATGTCTTGAACACCGTGTCCTGACTTAGAGTCTGCACCTCGTAGTACTGATTGCTATCTTCATCGACCACGGTCATTATCTCGCTTACGTCAGTATTCGATAGTGACAGGGTCAGGAACGGCTGTGGTGTGGCTCCGATGGTGAAAGTTTCTGAGACAACTTTACCTGATACGCAGATGACGTCGCGCTTCACGATAAAAGTGCTGGGGTTACCGGAGGTATCGACGTTTCCTGTCACGTACTTGGCTCTCAGATTGCCTAGACGATCGAGCTCCGCAAAATCGACATCCTCCGAGGTCGCGAAAGATATTCCGTTTGTGGAGACAAGCTGCGTTCCCAGCTCAATCTTCGGCAGAGTGTCGCTATCAGGAACGTAGTAACCAGCAACTTGCTTGGAGGGCACCTCCAGAAACATCGACACCGTCACTGTCGCAGGTGAGGCTCCCTTGGGCTTAATACCAGCCTCCCTGATCATTCGCGTCAGGTTGTTGGGCTCCACAGCTGTCGACCACGAAGTTTCCTTAAACTGGTGATCGAGATAGAAAGACATGTTATCAGAGACTGACGCGGCCATATCGAGCAGCAACCCACCCAAGCTTGGCTCTGAGAAATCTTGAATCTTGTCGCCGAAATAGGTTCTCGCGTAACGAAGTAGATCGTTCCTGAACGAATCGAAATCTTTCGAGACGTAGTTACGATTTCTCAGATTTTTAAGTTGCTGGTCGCCTGCCATCTGTTATCCGGAGAAGTTAAATGTGATGCCGATCGACTGATTGGTCAGATTGGCGTTTGGAACGGAATAAGTAATCACCATCTTCACTCTCGCTGTTGCTGAAAACTCTGCGTCCTCAGGAGTTATGATAAAATCCTCGAGGTTGACGAAAGGCATGTACTTCTTCACAGCTCTATTGATCCTCGACATCGCTTCCTCATCACCGTCCGAGGATCCCAGCTCGTGTATCAAGGGTCGAATGTTAGCACCGAAGTCAGGAAAATTTAAGCGCTCATACTGATTTGTGAGGATCAGGTTAACCAGATTGTCTTTGATCTGGTCTCCTAACTTTCTGTGCATCTTAAAGATGCCGTCAGCTCCCTCTCCCAACTCGACAGGTGTCTTAATTCCTATCGGCGGATCTAGATTGAC